TAAAATTCGAACCATTCATCTTCAAATATATCATAACCTGCTTCTGTTAGGTAGTTGTCTGATTTGAATACATAATATTTACCCATTTCTTCACTTACCATTTCAAATAATTCGTCGTCAAAGTGTTTTAGTATTTTATCTATAATAGCTCGTTTAGTTTGTGCTATATCGTTTTTTGTATATCTGCTTGGATTCATTTCTTCTTCTATTTGTTGAGCCATTACTTCTTGAGCATTGCTCCATGTTTTGTTATAGTGTTCGTTAAGTTCTTTGTTTTCTTCAGGCCAATGCCTTTTACATCCTTCAGCTCCTGCCTTATCAAGGTCTTCTTGATGAATATCACCATCGTAGTTGTCTATAGTGGCTGTCCAATGTGGATTAACCTGTCTTAGTTTGTTTAGATCTGCCATTTTTATGTTTAGTTTTACGTGTATATTTCTTTTTATTCCTATGAACAGAGGGACGCATAGCGTCGTATATTTCTTTCATGGTTACTTTTATTTTTTTCATAGAGCGAGAGAGAGGATTCGAACCTCTCATGTCTAGAACAGTCGCCAAGAGTTTTTAATCTCTACATGCATACCTGACCTCGCTGTCCAAGCTGAGCCGTCACTCAGCCCCACGGTTTTTCTTCTTCACCGCTACGACACGGTGTGTTGAAGTTGTGGTTTATTTTTGTACAAAAGTCAAGCCTTTGTAGTTAAACCATGACGTTAAGTCGTCTGGTATGCTATCTATAGTGTAACCTTTGTATAATTTGTTGTCTAATTTTATTTTAGACCTGTCGCTTGGGTAAAATTTTATTGTTTTCATATTTATATTATCTTTTACTTATCGTATTTATTTTGTATATTCTTTTTTCTTCTTTTCAGCTTTATTATATTCTTTTTCAACTTGGTAAGCTATTGTTTCTAATATGTTATAATAATTTCTAGCCCATCCCTCCTCTATTAAGTCCAACTCATAATCTTTTTGAATATAATTTTGTAAAGTATAAATATCTTTTGATATTTGTTTTAATTTATGTGGAGAATAAGGTTTATAAGTGCTACAACTAACGAACATTAGTGATATAATTAATTTTTTCATTGAGTGTTGTTTACTAGTTTTCGTACCGCTGCGCCAAGTTCTTGATCGTTTGGATACTTATCAGTCAATGATTGTACTTGCCACCACCTTAATTTCATTAAAGCTTCTTCTTCTAAAATATTTGAGTTTCTCATAGTTCTTCAAATTTTATATTACTATCATCGTCAAACCAAGTATGTTTTGGATCTATTATTAGTTCGCCTTCATATATTTTTCTTGCTTGGTTGTGAGCATATTGCCACTTTTGTGTTTCTGTACCTGCTTTTTGTGTAGTACCATAGTATCCGGCTAAGATATCTTTTGTTATAGCCTCTATTGCTTGTATTTCATTCATTTTCTTCACCATTAAAAGTTTGATAGTAATCTAATTCGTCTTGTAATTTAGATATTAGTTCTTCTAAGTACCATGTTATTTCTTCTACATCACCGCCAAAGTTGTTGTGAAAGAGATCATGTACTTCTTCCATTGTTCTGCTTACGTATTTACTCATTTAGTATATTATTCTTTTTATTTCTTCTTCCATTTGCATTATGTCTTCAGCCATTTCTAATAGTCTAGTTAAACCATTTAGTTCATAGCTGTTCAGATTTTCTGTCTCACCTCTTTCTATCGCAGAAATACAGTCTGCTAAATCATTTGCAGTGTTTTCAAACCTGCAGTAACTCATATTTGCCATATTATTTAATTAATTCGTTTATTACTTTATTTATTAGCTTGTCAGCATCTTCAACATACTTGTCGTCAGTTTCAGTATAACCTAGTTCTTCAAACATATAGTAGTCTAGCTCATTATAAAGTACAGTAACTAATCTGTCACATACTTTGTATATTACTTCTTGCTCAGTCATATTAAATCTAGTTTTTTGATTAATTCTTGTGATTTTTCTTTTAGCATATAACCGCCGTGACAAGTCATTAACATGTTATGTAACACTTCGGTTACATTATGTGTACCTTGTACATGAAATGATGGAGCACCACTTGATGAATCTTTTCTGAAGTCATAGAACATAGATCCGCCGTACCTATTTGATAGTTTTTCTACATCAGCTACAAACTTATCTACTATTTCTCTACACTCTGCGCTTACTTTTTGTTGAAGTGCTTTTTCTATTGTGTTTAAATCTTTCACTTTTTCTTAGTTTTTAATTCGTTAATCTCACTTTTCAACTGGTGGATTTCAGTTTGACACTTTCTCATAGCGTCTTTCATTTTTCTTGCTTGATAGAATTCATTCCAAGAATAGAGATTTTGTAGCTGTTTTATTTTACGACTTACCATCCAAAGAAAGTTTTATATATTTCTTGTACTACTGCGACCATCGCTGTTAACCATACTCCTAAGAATATTGTAGTCATAACTGTTGCATATATTTTAAGCATATGCCACTCGACTGCTTTATAGCAGAACTTTTTTATTGCTTCTTTAACCATTTTTATATTTTTTTAATTTGGTTAGTAATTCGTGTATTTCTTCGTTTGGAAAGGTAGAATACACCTCGTCTACCTTGTCTTTGACATAGTCAAATGTGAATTCGTTTGGTTTAACACCGTAATGACTTACAATTAAATCTCTTTTGTCGTAACCATAAGGACTATGGTATGAATTGAATATTTGTAGCTTCATGTCTCTGCCATAATTGAGTATCATAGCGTCAAGATTTTTTGTGGATATGTATGTTACGTTGTTCATATTGTTATTATCTTTACTTATTCGTATTTAGTTTGTAATTAGTTTGGTTAATTTTACAATAGTATTATATTGTAGTTGTGATATTTCGTAGTTATCGAGTGCACGTTGTAAGTAACGAGCAGCAAGATCTTGATCTATATCATAGTAATCTACATAAGTTTTGCCAACTTGTTCGTATAATTGTTGACTACCTACGTTAGTTAAGCGACAGCCATTACCGATTTTACGCTTTTTAGTAACAGATTTACCTGATAAAGCGCGAAGAGTTGAGTAACCTGCACGTTGTAGTAACTTACTAGCTTTTGCTGCGTCACTACGAGACATAACTTGTATTGAGTTGCCTGTTTTGTGGTTGATAGTATCTATGCAACCATAACGCTCGACAGTTGAGCACTCGACACACGTAGTATAACCTAGTGACAAGCGAGCTTTTGGTATTATATTTTTACATTTGCATTTCATATATATATTATCTTTACTCATTCGTATTTATATTGTACAAATATATACTTAGATCTTCTGCTTCATCTAGATATTCTATATAATACTCTGCATAAGCTGAGTCAATTATACCTTGTTTCATATCTTCTCGCATCCACTCACGCATGTCTGCTATGTTATCTACAAGGTGATTCCAATGAGCTTGTTCAGGTAATTCTACTTTTGTACCATCTTGTTGGCAACTAAGTCCGCTTAGTAAACCAATAGTTATTATTATTTTATTCATAAGTTATTAGTTAAGTTGTAAATAGTTTTATCAGTGTGAAACATATATTCCACTTCAGTTAAATCATAGCCAAGACCTGTTATAAAATCGTCTAGTTCTTCGCTATTAGTAATTTTTTCATAGTCAATATCATTGTATTGATGTATTTCACCTGCTGAATAATCAAGTACAGTTAGTGTTTGATTTGGGTATAGTTTAGTTTTCATAGATTTATTACTTTTATTGGTAAGTTGTAACAACCTTCTTCGTAGAATATTGCTTTTTCAAATGCACTTATATCATCTTCAAACTCATTTTCTATAAATTCTAATAGTTCTTGAGTTAGTTCTATTGACTCGTGCGTTAGCCAAGTAGATTCTTGAGTATTATCTCTAGGTATTATTTCTAATTCGTACATAGTTATAGTATTTGACCGAGTATTTCGTAAAGATTATCTTGTTTGTCTTTACTTAGTTTAACATATTCACCGTGAGATTTACCTGGGTAATCTGCTAAGTGATTAACGACTTGCTGAGTTAATTCAGCTTGAGTGACAGTCTTTTCCATTTCTGCGAATGCTTTTGACCAAGTCCAGTTTGAAGGATTATTAGGATTATACATAGTTATTAATTTTAAAAAGTTTGTGCCAAGTCAGGTGTTCGTATTATTTATACATGCTAAAGTATGACTATCAACGACATGTTTATATTATAATCTTTACTTAATCGTATTTACATTGTACAGTAGTCAATTACTACCATTACTATAAAGATTATTACTATTGCTAGAAGTGCATCATTTGCTACTTGCTCATCTTGCTTGTTACTTTTATATTTATCTTTGTAATTAAATTTTCTCATTATTTATTAGTTATTAATTGGTGAATAATATCAACTAGTATTATAGTTGGAATAATTAGTGTCATAGTGGATATAATTAGTATCATAAGAGTGTATATTTGTTTAGTTATTAAATTTTATTAAATAGTTCAACACTTGATATCTCAATATCTTACATAGATATTAAATATATTTTATTTAAGTGTTATATGACATAAGCTAGTTAATATATAAGAGTAACTAGCTATTGTCACATGTTACTACTCACTTATAGTACTTAATTCTCTGCAGAATTTTGGTACAATGTTAGAGTTAGTATAAGATTTGTACTCTTGAAAGCAGTTCATTGACTCGAACTTTTCTTGAAATGTAGAGTATATTTCGTCATGATCATAAGTATATGTAATACCTTTTGAGTTAGTGAATGTAATGATAGCATTCTCGCCAATTAATGATTTTCTGATTACGAATCTTTTAGTAGTTATATTATTAGTTTTCATAGTTTATATATATTTATTTATTAATTATTAGTTTATTATATTATCTTTTGTATGTCGTATTTAGTTTGTATAATGAATTAGCTTTTATAATCAGGTAATTCATTATGATGTTGCATGAATTTGTAATGCATTGGATGGTTAGTATAATGCCAGCCTTTTGATAGCATTTCATATAAGTTAGTAATTTCTTGATTTTGTTTTTTAGTTAAATTATTCATATTGTTTATATTAAGTTGTTATTAGCTTTTGTTTGTTTGTTTATATTATAATCTTTAATGAGTCGTATTTAGTTTGCAACGTAATATTGTAGCAAATATGTGAATGTCGACGCAATATTGTAATGAAAAGGTAAAACGTTATGCAATAATCGATTAAAAAAAGGGGCGGCCATGAAATTAAATTGCGTTTTGTGTTGAGGTTACACAATAAAATTTTGGGGTAAAGAACTATACCTCTATATATCTAACACTATTTTTATATGACATTAGGTTGTTAAGTATAAATAATAACTAGCTAGTGTCACACTTTGCCGTTTATGTAAATTTATCTATTTATATGTAAATAACTATATATAACGAACTTATTATAACAACATTAAACAAAATTGACCAAATGGCAATAATTTATACATATACAAAAGTAACACCTCAGCCACTAGATTCTATGGTTATCACAGATGTGGATAACAAGAATTTTACTAAAACGGCTTTAATAGGAGAAGCGGTCAATGAATCTATTGCCGCTGGTACTAACATCTGCTTAGGATGGGATAGTAACACGGGTATTACAACTATAAACTCAGCTAGTTACTCATTTGAAGGAATTTATGAACCACAATTTTGGGAGGTAAAACTTAACAAAGATTTATGTGGATTAGCATCTACAGTAGATATTTTAAAATTTATTATAACTCCAGTAAATGGAACAGACGTAATATCTACAGGCGAACCATTAGACTACGATACATCGAATCCGGATGTTTGGAACTTAACACAGTTTGCTTATGGAGGCGGTGGAAATGTAGGATATGTTCCAGCTGGTGGTGATGTAGGTGAATATTTAGATGGTGGAACCGGATTATGGACAACATTACCTGCAGATCAAAATACTACATATGATCTTACTGCAGCAGCTGATGTTACAACTCCTGCAAACATGAACATTTTATTGAACGGATCTGATACTACTGTCGACACAGTTACATTGGTACCAGGTACTAATATAACAATGACCGACTTAGGTTCTAATCAAATACAGATAGAAGCTGCAACAGGTGGTTATTCATGGGATGTATCAGGTGGATCTAACACATACACTGTATCAAATGCCGAGAAAGTTAAGTTTACAGGTGCTGGTGGTATTTCAGTAAGTTGCTCTGCAGATCCAAACACTGGTAGTCCTTACACAGTTAATATAGATGGTAGTGGTATTTCACCAGGTACTGGTACAGTTACAAAAGTAGGTGCTAATACGAATGTTAGTGTTGCGTCTAGTGGTCTTTCAGTATCTACAACACCTTCCGCTGGTATTACGAGTACTGGAGATGTTGACTTAAAATGGAGTGGTTCTGTAGGAGATTTATTAACTGCTGAAAGTGATGGTTCGGGCGGTGCTATATTAACTAAATTAGCTATATCCACAAATAGTGGCGATGTATTAACAAGTAATGGATCAACTGCATCGTGGCAAACCCCATCTACGCCTCCTGGCGGTTGTTCTAAAGCTATAGGAGAATTTACAGTTACAGCCGGAAATACTGTTACAGTAGATAATTGTGGTGAAACAATAGCTTTTGCATCCGGCAATAATACTGTAGAAATAACAGGAACAAACACTGCAGGTAGTAAATCTATAGATCTTGAAATTAAAAACTTACCATGTGCATCATCTGTAAATAATGGTGGTATAAAAGTAAACAATACTTTATATACTGGAAGTATAGAGGCAGTAAGCAGTGGTAAAGCTTATCCTGTTCAAGTAAACGATGGTTGTGAAGCAGTTGTAAGAATACCAGCCAGTTCAGCTCCAAGCGACATAGTAGGAACATTTGAACCAATAATGGTTGAACAAGGGTTTGATGGTACAGGTAGTTTACAACCACACACATATGTAAATTCAATGATCAATAGCACTGGTAGATACAGAGTATCTGGAGGTATAGCTTATATAGAATTTTATGTAGAATTTGACGGAGCACCAAATACGTATTTACTAAATACACTTGGTGTAGCTATTGCAGCGCCACAAGGCAGCAGAGATCCGGTATTAGGTCTTGAAACTTTAAATGGTCTTGCTAACTTACCCACAAACAATGATATGAATGCTTGTGTTACAATAGCTGATTGTGGTTTAAAAAATGTTTCAGATATTAATGGAATTGCAAGTTGGAGAAGAGCAGTAGTTGGTGGAAAACTAAATAAGTTTTATGGATTAAATCCTGATAAAGAACTTAAATCAGTTATTTGGCTTATGAATGGTGGATCAGCAAATACATCTGGAATTAGACAATCACCAACTTGGGGTGTACAACCAAGCCCAACGTCTGGAGATTATTGGTTACAATTTACAAATGACGCAGGAAACCCATATGTAGCAGGAAGTTTAACCATTAGTTTAAACCAGTAAATGAAATAAAATAAAAATAAAATTTAATTTAATCAAATCAAATGAACAATACAATAGTTAAGCATCTTAACTTCGGTGAAGATGCAAGAGGCAAGATATATGCCGGTATAGAGAAATTAACAAACGCTGTTAGTTCTACATTAGGAGCTAGTGGAAAGTGTGTTATAATGGAAGACTTAAATGGTAATCCTATTATAACTAAAGATGGGGTTACAGTAGCAGAAAGTGTTATATTATTAGATGCAGTGGAAAACATCGGATCTAAACTTATAAAACAAGCTGCTAAAAGAACTGTAAAAGAAGCGGGTGACGGAACGACAACCGCCACGGTTTTAGCGCATGCTATACTAACAGAAGCTTATAAAGCGATAAAATCGGAAAATCCACGTCAATTAAAAGAAGGTATTAATTTGGCTGTTGAAAAAGTAGTGCGTTATCTTGAGAAAAATTCTTCAAAAGTTGAAGGTGATAAAATAAAACAAGTAGCTACTATCTCAGCCAATAACGATTCACAAATAGGAGAAATAATATCTACTGCGTTTAAAATGGTAGATGAAACTGGTATAGTCTTGATGGAAACTCACGACATGCCAGACACTATTGTGGAGAAAATAGAAGGTGTTCAATACGAAGAAGGTTTTTATAGTAACCACTTTGTTACTAATAAAGAAAAAAATACAGCAGAATTAGATAATCCTCTAGTTTTAATACTAGAAAGCACATTAGATAACATTAGAAAAGTACAAAACGTACTAGAACATGTTATAAAAAATGGAGAAAGCTTGTTAATTATAGCTGATGTAGACCCTCAAGTTGGAAATGCTTTAGCAATGAATAAAATTAAGGGTAATATTAAGGTAAATATTATAAATACACCACCATTTGGGGTAAATAAAAAGACAACTTTACAAGATTTAGCTTTATTAACAGGAGCTACAGTGATAAATGAGCAATTAGGAGACGATTTAGACTTGATAAATGTTGATCATTTAGGTAAATGTGTAAAATCTACCTCAACAAATGAAGAAACTGTGCTACAATTGGAAAAAATACCAGAAGAAGTGCAAAATTTAGTAAAAAAATTAAAATCTGAAATAAAATCTTTATCAAATCCTAATTCTATAACAAATCAAGAGAAAAGAATTGCTAGATTGTCCGCAAAAGTAGCTGTTGTCAAGGTTGGTGCTAATTCTGAGGTAGAATTAAAAGAAAAACGTGATAGAGTAGAAGATGCTATTTGTGCTACAAAAGCCGCGATTAAAGAAGGTATAGTACCTGGAGGTGGTATAGCGTTATTAAACGCTTCTCAATCTATAAATGCTAAATCAAAAGCAGAAGAAGTTTTATTGGAAGCTATTAAAGCTCCTTATTCAACTATTTTACAAAATGCTGGTATAAATGATTATGAAACACCAACCTCTAAAGGTAAAGGATTGAATGTGGTTACAGGTAAAACGGTAAGTATGGTAAAGTCCGGAATAATAGATCCTTTATTAGTAACTAAAAGCGCTTTAAAAAACGCGGCTTCTGTAGCTACTACTATTTTATCTACTGATTGTGTAATTAATAATATAAGAGCATGAAAGCAGTAGGTAAATATATAGTTATACAACCTAATAAAGAAAAAACTACTAAGACAAAAGGTGGTTTAATCTTAGGTGAAGAAAATAGAGAAGATATAAGATATAGAATAGCAGAGGTATTAGAAGTTGGAAGTGAAGTAAATGTTATAAAAAAAGGAGATACAGTGTGTTATGACAAGCATGCAGGATTTGATGTTGAAATCAAAGATAAAATTTATACAGTAATAAAAGAATTTGATATAGTTATAGTTTTATGAGTTTTACTAAAAAGTTTCGTAAAAAAAACCCTATTACACAACTGTCTATAGGAGAAGAAAAAGTAAAAAACTTAAGACAAAATCTTAAAGATAACTATACAATGCCTTTAACTCCAAGCGATAATTATCCAGATGTTGAAATAACTGACGAGATGTTAACGCCTTATCAAAAACAATTAATTGAGTGGAATCAAGCTAGATATAACACGGGAAGATATGATGATCAACTTGGCGATGGAAATTTAGAAAGACAAAAAATAAACTTAGCTTCAGCAAAAACTATACAAGATAAAGAAGAAGCTGAAAAAATAAATAGAAATATAGAATGGCCTACAGCTGGTCAGTATTTTCCTGAAACACACACTATGTTTTCAGGTGGTTTAGGTTTGATTGACAGATTAGCAGCTAGAATAGATGGTGGAGGAATTGGAACAACTAAAAAACACGAAACTGCACACGCTGCTAATGCTAGACCTCAAGATGATAAAATAACAGAAATAACAGGTCATGCTCAACCTAGGTTTATGAATGATAAAACTGGAGAAATGATTGACGACAAGGGTAACATTGTAAAAGACCCAGGTTATTTAAAAAGAGCGGATGAAGTTTATGCTAGACTAACAGCATTTAGATTAGACAACAATATAGATCCAAATAGAATATGGACAGAACAAGATCTACCAGAACTTAAAAATATGATAAGACCAAGCGTAGATAAATTTAAAGAAATAGGAGAAAAAAATAATTACGAACAACTAAAATCTCAAGGTTATTCAGATGATGAAATATTTGGTGTTTATGGAGGCAAGTACAAGTTTTGGGGAGAGTTAGATGATAAAGACTTATTAAGATTAATGAATGAAGTTGCTGTTAATTCACCAAAAGAAACTTGGCAAGAAGAAATGCAAAGAAAAAATAATATCACATGAGATTAAGTTCTATTGACTTAAAAGAACTTGGATTATTGAAACATTATCGTATAATACGTAAATGGGCATGCAAAACGTGTAATATTAAAGATGCAGATCTTGAACTAATTATATACTTAGAGTCTATTGATTACTTTAAAAAACAAGATTTTAAAGATGGATCTTATTCTTATAGTTGGGATAATAGACGTTGGAATAGATTATTAAAAGAAGGTTGGATAGTTGTTTGGAGAAAAAGAAATAGAACAACTCAAAAATACAATTTATACAAAGTATCAACTAAAGCAAAACATTTAATAGCAAGAATATATAGAATGATGTTAGGTGAAGAAGAAATACCAGAAGGAACATCTAACAAGATTATGCAAAGAATAACATATTCAGATAAAGTTTTAGCAACAGCTATTACTAAAATGAATAAAGACATTAGACAAAATTATGGCTTACAAACAAAAAGGGTTTCCGCAACATATAAGTACAATTGACAGATCACCTGCCCAAGGCTGGGATTGGTGGGATGAAAACGTACAAGATCAAGGCTATGGTGGAGCTGCTTTAAGTGGAGCTGCTACAGGTGCTCAAATAGGATCTATAGTTCCTGGAGTTGGAACTGCTGTTGGTGGTATAGTAGGAGCTGTTGCTGGTATTGGAATAAATGCTTTTAAAAATAATAAATCAGATGAACCTGCTGAAAAAGTAGATCAAATGAAATATCACCGTCAAGAAAGAGCTGCTTTAGAGGCAGAAGCAGCAGCAAGAGAATCTCCAGAAGAAAAACAAGAGAGATGGCAAAAGGCAACTGACAAAAGGAGTTATGATAAATTTTTAGATGCAAATATTGAAAGAGGTTCAATTAACCCGGGTTTAATGGCTAAAGCTCAACAGACTAACAAACTAAAAGGTGAAGGAAGATATAATCCTAACCCAGCTAAACCTGTAGATCAAAGTACAACTCATTTAACAAATTGGAACGAAATGCTAAAAAAATCATCACCAGCTACGCAATTAACATCACCTAATAGAGGAGGAAGAGCTGTAGAAAGTAACACGCTAAATCCTATGTCGTCTACTTTATCAGCTTTGAATGGAAGTGATTCAACTAATTTAGCTGTAAAATATAATCAGTTTAATAATATTGCACAAAACCTTAATGAAGGTTTACAATCAGATAATACTTAAAAAAATAATTATGCCAAGCGAAGGAAAAATACAAAAATCAGCAGGAGTAGAACTACCATGTCCAGAAAGGTGCAAACCAGTAGGAACTAGAATTATGAAGTCAAATAACTCTACTATTACTCCAACTTTAAAACAAATCGATAATATCGAATATAAGGGTAACGCTGTTTTAAACGCAAACAAATGATTGGCTTAGAAGATTTGAGGTTGTATTGTTTAAATATAACCTCATTTACCATTGCTAGTTTTGATTGGTTAGAACCAGTTTTAAAAATTACATTGTTAGCTGTAACTATAGGTTATACCGCTCATAAATGGTGGTTAATGAAAAAATCTAAAGATGAGACAAATTAATAAGATTATTGTACATTGCTCAGCTACCAGGGAAGGTGAAAACTACACAGTAGATACTATACGTAGTTGGCACGTTGACGGTAGAGGCTGGAGCGACATAGGCTATCATTTCTACATAGACCTATATGGTGAAATACACAAAGGTAGAGATATAGCTAAAATCGGGGCTCACACGAAGGGTCAGAATCGTAATTCAATAGGTATATGCTATTGTGGTGGCGTTGAAACTGATGGTAAGACCCCGAAAGATACTAGACTTGATTGTCAAAAAGAAGCTTTAACCGCGGTGCTTAGAACTTTAAAAGCAATGTATCCAGAAGCTGTAATACACTCACACAATGACTTTGCTAGAAAAGCATGTCCATCATTTGATGCCACAGAAGAATATAAAAATTTGTAGTATGTTAGGAGACGATATTGAAAAAATTACAAAAGCTACAGGTATAAAAAAAGTAGTAGATAAAATACCTGGAGATTGCGGTTGTAATAAAAGAAAAGAAAAGTTAAATAATCCTAATCTTTTAATTAATAAAATACTTTATAAAAATAAATAATATGGAAACTGTTAAAGAAATTATTAATCACCCATTATCTAAAGCTGTAGCTTGCGGTGCTATAGGTTTATTACTAATTATGCATTCACACTCAATGTATGCTGGAATAGCTTTTGGTATGGGAATTAGAGAATTTTTATTAGCTTTTAAAGCAGATTAAAATGCCTTTTAAATTAAAAGCTCCTTATAAAATAAGTAATACTCCTATCTACAACGTGGTTGACAGCGACGACGTTAATGGTAGAGCTAATAAAAACGGAACTATAACTATTAATCCAAATAACATGGATTCTCCAGAGCAAGAGATCAATACTATATCACATGAGGAAACTCACGTAAAACAATTTAAAGAGTTTAACGAAAGTGGTGGTAGTAAAGGTTTAGACTACGGAGATGATTATGTTACATGGAACGGTAAAGACTATAAAAGAGAAAACGGCAAAATATTTTACGAAGGTAAGTGGAGACCTGAAGGTTGGCCTCAGTTTCCTTGGGAAAAAGAAGCCTACGATAACGAACAACCAATAACTTAACTATGAAAAAAGCAATTACAAAACAAGCTAAACCAGACTATATTGATATTGATGGAGACGGCAATAAAAAAGAACCAATGAAAGAAGCTGCAAAATCTATGGCTAAACAAAATGACAAAGCAGCTAAAGACTTTATTGAATCTGACAAAAAGCCAAAAGGAGACGCTTTAAATAAAAAACAAAAAAAGCAATTTAAAAAATTAAGTAAAAAAGCAGCTAAACACGCTTCTAAATCTATGGCTAAAAAAATGTCAGAAGATCATAAAATGGCATATGATAGAGCTGAGATTGGTAGACTTAAAACTGATATTCATGATGATGATTTAAAAAAGAAAGGCATGACACAGCCAAAAGCGCCTACTTATGCTCATGCATCTTTTGCCAAACAGTTTTCTTCAAAAAATCCAATTGCTCAAATGAAATCAAATCAAGACGGTGGTGGTGATAGTACTACAGAAGCAGCTGATCAATTAAAAAGATTACAGAAGCAGTATTCTCCAAAACTAGGTTCTTCAGCAGAAGGTTATGTAAGACCAGGTTATGACAAAGATGGAAAAAGGATAGATAACACGATAAAACCTTTGAAAGACGGGGATTACGAGAAGCCAATACATGGGAAACATTATGAAAAACAGAAACCAGCTTCAATTGCTAAGCAAACTCCTTTTGAAAATTTCATGCAAAAATACCCAAACTCAAATCCTAGTGATACTTTAGCTGTGAATGATCCTAGAGAAATTTTGGGATATCCTACTGAGCGTAGAATGGATCTAAACAAAGCTTTTGATGATACTTATAGTCCTGATCCATTTATAACAATGGATATAGCTGATGAGGAGATAACAGAAGAAGAAGGTAGAGCACAGGGAGCAGCTAACAATGCTAAAATTGCTAAAGAGAAAGAAGCTGCAGCAATGAAAGAAAAGTTATATCAAGATTATCTTAAGAGTCAAGGATCAGCAACTCCGCAAAATAAAACTATGGCTTATAAAAAGTCTTGCGCGTATAGACAAGATGGTCACGGAGAAAGCAAAGGAGATCAATCAGCTACTCATACTGATTATGCTAATTACAAAGGAACAGATAAAGGGTATCATGGTAAAACTGGCTCTTCTCACGGAGATCAGTCGGCTACACATAGAGACTATGCACATCCAATTTTTAAACACATGAAACGATAATTATGGCTTTTAAAATGTCCCCAATAGGCCGCAATAAAGATCCTTATGCTACTATGGCAAAGAGAGGTTATATTGCTCCTATGACGCAAAACAAAACCGATGAAGAAATGCGAAACAATGCTAGTCTTGATGCTAAAAACAACATGGCTAGTACTGGAGAACCTAAAGTAACTTATAGTGAACCTGTTGTTACCTATGGTGAAGATGAAAAAGGTAAATATGAGCAAACTGATAGAGATAGAATTACTACTGAAAATTTTGAAGGCAAAGGTACTGATCGAGATGCTTGGAACGAAAATAGAAAAGGTGTACAAGGTAGGTATTCTAGTTTTGAAGAATTTGAAAAAGATGCTCAAGCTTACAGAAATAAGATGACTAAAAAAGTTGATCACGAGAGCAATAGAAAATATCTTCCTGATACCGATAACTCGTCTAATAAAAAAAGTAATAAATTACCTCATAAAGTTAGGGCAGATGAAATGACTAGTGAAAGAAAGATTACTGGTTATAAAGAAAACCCTAAATACGATATTAGGTATAGTTCTAAATATAACGAAGAACAAGGTAATGGACCTAGAAAACTTCCAGTATATGAAGAGATTAAAGCTATAAAAGGTTTAAACTCTGAAGAAATTAAAGCTAAAACTAACAGTGGAGATAAAAATATTACTGTAAATAGTTTAACTCCGGAATATGATAGATTATCATCTTCTAGTACTAAAGATATACAAGATAAATTAAAGCAAAATCCAGATAATAATAAAACTGAATTAAGTGATGATTATTCTGTTTTAGAAAAAGAGTTTAACGAAAAAAACGCTCCTCCTCAATTATCTCCAACTAGACAATTGATGAATAAGTATATGCCAAATAAATCTATGGCTAAACAGGAGAAAAAAACTACATACGTATCAAATAATGAAACCACTAAAAAAGGTAAAGAAGGTTACGAAGAAAATAAGCAAAGGTATGAAAATGCTAAAATACTAACTAGTGAAGGGAGAACCTCTCTTGATCAAAACTTATCTTATCAATCAATGTTGCCTGAAATAGAAATAACACCTTCAAATCAAATGAGAAATCATTCTGTAGCTACACAATGTGCTAAGTCAGAAGGTGGAGATGGTTGTGTTAAGAAAATGGGTAGCGGTTGGAAAGTAATAAGTAATAATGATGGAGAACCATGGGATGCTACGTATGGCAGTGAAGAAAAAGCTGATGCAGCTCTTAAAGCTTTTCATTCAAAATAATTATGAAGAAATCAATAGACGGATACAAAAGAAATAGTAAAGATGTCAATGAGCCATGTAATATAATACCTGGTGGAAACATCACTATGAAAGGTGTTGACTTTAAAGTCTTGGGGACAGACGATAGAGGATACACGAAAGTAATGTATCCTGGTTACGATTATAATTTTAGAAACGCAAAATGGGTAAAGGAAAAACCGATAAGAAAAAATTCAAAGACACAAAAGTAGGAGTTTTCTTAACAGAGAAAGCTCCAGATCTTTTAGACAAGGTAGGTGAATTTTTACCAGATAAAGGTGGTTTAGGTATATTAAAAAATATTATTACACAAGACGATCTAATGCCAACTAAAGATAAAGAGATGGCGTTAAAACTATTAGAGCAAGATATAGCTGAAATGAATAATATATCAGCTAGATGGGAGAGTGATATGTCAAGTGACTCTTGGTTGAGTAAAAACACTAGGCCAATGACTCTTATATATCTTACTTTATCAATGACAATATTTATAGTATTGGATTCAACCATACTATTAGAAATAAAAGACGGTTGGGTTTCATTATTAGAAGCTTTACTTATAACAGTTTATGTAGCATACTTTGGTAGTAGAGGTGCTGAAAAAATAACAAAAATTAAAAAATAATAAAATGGCAACAATTAACGAAGTGGATATAGCCGGAGCAGTAGGTGAAATGCAAGCAGAACCAAGGGTATTTGCTCATGACGCTAGACTTTTAGATTTAACAATTCCAACAGACGGAAGCGGTAATAATGATCCAAACGCGTATGTAGATGTATTACCAACAGGTACGCCAGTAGCTGGTGATCAAGTTACAGTTTTAGAAAGAGGAGCTTGTTTATATGTTGGAGGAGCGGGTAATGTAGATGTAGAAATGGAAAGTGGTCAAAGAGTAACTTTTAAAGGAGTTGCTGCAGGTGCTTTTTTACCTATATTAGTAACAAAAGTTTACTTAACGGACGGAAAAACACCATCTGCAGCACAAACAACTGATGCAACAGATATCTTAGCATTATTCTAATGTCAGCAATAGGTATAACAAATACAATACCTTGGTTAATTAATTTACCAGGTCAATCAGGTCCACCAGCACCACCGCTAGGAGACTTTATAGCTTTAGAGTCAGGGTTGACTGACATTATGCTTTTAGAAGACGGTGGTAAAGTACAATTAGAAATATAATAAAAAATGGCAAATAAACCAATTAGTGATAACACGGCGTTTCCTTTCGAGACAAATGTAAGAGCAATAGCTGGATTAGCAGGATTTAAAACCGGTACAACTAATAGTAACACAAAGATAGGTGGAACAGAATTAGTACAGAGCGTGATAAACGGTGGAACTGCCAGTGCTGGCGGATTAGCTGTATATTCTACTAGTGGAACAGGAAAAGAATTATCAACTTATATAAGTTTAAATTACACAAATGGTACTACAAGTACACCTTCTGTATTAGCACTAGGAACGCCTAGTAACCCTAGTACGGTTCAAATATCTGGTAATTTTAACGGTCCAAACGCATTCGTTTCTCCTAAACTTACATTCTTAACAAAAAACACAACATCAGGCTCTAATACAGTTTCTATTGAACCTAGTTCTGTAGCCACAGCTAATCAATCTTTAGTTTTACCACCAGCAGCAGGTACAGCAGGGCAAGGTTTAAAAGCAGCAAGTGTTAGTTCTGGAGACGTATTATTAGAATGGTATACAGTAACAGACGATGACACAACATACACATTTGATTCAACTCAAAGTACCGCTGGAAGTGATGCTGATCCTTTTTTAACATTAACAGGAACTGATACTTCAATAGATAATGTAAAACTAGTAGGCGGCACATCAATAGGTATTAGTAGAAATACAGCAGGTGATCAAGTTACAATAGCTTACACAGGTAGTGATGATAATACTACCTACGATTTAGGTACAGCTAGTCAAGCAAGTTTTGGACAAATAGACTTAATCCCGAGTAGTGGAGCGACTGATTCAATAAAATTAACAGGTGCTGGTACAGTAAGTGTTACTTCTAACGCTACAGGGGACATAACTATAACTGGAGCTGGTAGTAGTGGTGGTGATTCAGTACAAACCTTAACTGGTTTAACTTGGGATTATAATAACGGTAATAGCGCTATATTTACACCAAACGACAATGGTACTAATCCAATTGATGTTCTAGTTGCAAGTAATTTTCCTTCAGGAGCTAGAGGAGCTTTAAAAGTAATTCCTACAAATACAACTAAGTTTGCTTTATTTGCAGGAAGTAAAATACCTAGCAGTCAAAACGTTTTAACTATATCCGCTACAAATCCAACTATATTATACTACTTTTACGATGGAACTAATTTTTATTGGTTTTATGACATTAACTACATAGATCCTATATACCCTTCACCAGCATCTCCAGAACCAACTGTAGATGGTAATTATAATTTACTAGGATTTTGGTTTCCTGGTTCTTACGCTGGTACGGATGGTGCGGGAGTAGGATTTGGCGCAACATGGACAAAGTCTGCAGGAGGAAATCTTATAGGAGATTTAGACAGAGTAGGAGCAACTTCTACAACTAGTCCAGCAATGCGGTGGTATGACAGAGATAACGCCAATGAAGAAGCACCTTACTGGGCGCTTTCTGAAGGTGGAACAACAAACCAAGGTAATTGGGAGAGTGGTACACTTAGTACAACTATTGGAACATGGTCAGCAACTTTTTATATGAGAGTTCTTTCTACTACTGCTACTGGCTATGAAGGCATACTTGATCCTAATAAAAACGATAACGAAGCTTTATATTTATATAACAGAAGATTATTTTTATATGACCCTTCTAATTATGTACAGGGAAATTTTCCTGCATTTACACCGGCGGGAACTACAACTTCGAATCAACAAAACCCAAATACATTTAGTTTAGAAGATGAATGGATTTTTTGTCATGTATCTTTTTTACATAATGGTGGGAGTAGTGTTGTTACTAGCTATATAGGTTGTAAACCAACGTTTGATGCTAGCACTGATCAAGGAGGTAGTGGCACAATATTAGGAAGAGATGGAAATCCTATTACATTAACTTCTGATGGTTTATATGTGTCAAACGTATCTGGATTTACTTTAAATGATGGAAACTGGACAAGTGTTGAGTATGGATCAGCAGGTAACGGATCTTTTAGTTGGTCGGGTGGTCATTTAGGCTTGTTAGCTATGTACGCTCAAGAAATACCAGCTAGTGTAGTGCAAGCTAATTGGGCAAACACAAGAGAGGCTTACTATATAGAAACGTAAAAAATGATAGGTAATGCTCTTCCGATTCCGTGGTTGAGGAGCATATATAGTTCCTCTGGCCCTTCAGGTCCAAAACCTTTTATATTAAAAATAGATACTAACAATACCGCAGGTGGTCCTAACTATCCATTTGGAATTTTTGCATCTCCGTTTTATACATATGATTATACTGTAGACTGGGGAGATGGAACTATAACAAGTCACACTGGTACAAGTTCTCATACTTATAATACTCCAGCCGTGTATGAAGTTAAAATATCTGGTGAGTGTCCAACATTAACTTTTGGTCAGTGGAATGTAACTTATGGATCTAATTATATAATTGATATAATACAATGGGGTGACGTGGAGTTTAAAAGTTTAAAACAGACTTTTAAATATTGTAGTTTTTTAGGAAATCCAGGTGGAAGTAATATAACACCTGGGGTACCTTTAACAGCTACTGATACTCCTACATTTGCTAGTGATTTTGCTTTTGATGGTCTTTACGAGTGGGCTTCTAACACATCCTTAACATCAATACCTAACCTCAACAATTGGCAATTACCTAGTACATTAACTAGTCTTGAAAGGTGTTTTAGTGAAATGAAATATTTTGACTCTAGTGTTTCAGACTGGGATGTTTCTAACGTAGGTAATTTTGAAAGAATGTTTTTCTTTTGTAGAAATTGGAAAAACGGAGGAGAAGATTTAGATAATTGGAAAGTTGGTAAAAACTATACTGGTGACTTAAATTTTGATGAAATGTTTTACTATTGTGAAGAAATAGTAGACATGAAAATGTGGAAACAAGATTTGTATTTGCTGAACATAAATTTTATAAGTACTAGATTTATGTTTTACTTTTGCCAAAAGTGGAAACTAGAACTAGAAAACTGGGACAACGCCTCAGTTAAAATTAATAATATAGAAGGCATGTTTAGTTCTGTTGGTTTTTATTATGGTGGAGATAATAGACCAAGTGGAGGACGACAGTACACTGATGAAGGTTTAAAAACTGATTTTTTTGGTTGGGATTTTAATACTAATAAAACCTCTCTTAGAGCTTTGTTTCAAAGTGCTCATTTTGACGCGACTTTTAACGCTAATTTAGATGGTCATACAGCAACTAATATTACTGATTTTGACTTGATGTTTTCGAGTACTTTCATATGTTCTCCAACTAGCGTAGATAATTGGGTTTTAGGAAGTACACCTAATATAACTATGAGAGAAACTTTTTCTGGTAGACCTTTTAATAGGTGGCCTGGCCCACAAGAAAGAAGAGGTTTAGATTGGAGAGGTGATTTTGGATCAGTACAAACACTAAACGGTTGGGATGTTTCTAATGTTATTAACTTTACAAGATGTTTTAACAGCGCTCAATTCAACACTGGTCCCGATGATTGCAAACCTATAATAGGTAATTGGACTTTATGTACAGATCCAAACGTTACTCTCGTTATAGAAAGAATGTTTAGAGATAGTCAATTTAACGACACTCTTGTAAATGATCCTAGCAAATGGAATTTAAGTAGAGTTACTAGTTTATTTGAAATATTTGGAGGTGCAGGAGGCACTAGATTTAACCAATCTTTGAGTAATTGGAATACTAGCACTATTACAAATATGAGGCAATTTGTTTATTACAATGTGTATTTTAATCAAGATATTAGTCATTTTGATATGTCAAATGTAACAGACGTAAACAGAATGTTTGATAAGACACAATCTTATTCATACGGTATGGATTGGATGGAAATGCCTCTTATAACAGACGGTACTAGATTTCAGTATCAATGGAAGTTTGATACTCAAAAATACACAGACACTTTAAATGCCTGGGCTTTATACTATTACAATAGAGTACAATCAGGTTTAACTGTTCCTCAAAATATAGATATGACTTTTAACACTATAAGTTATTGGGGTGTTACAAATTACTTTATAAATGGGTTAAATACTTTGCCTAATGGTTTAACAACAAGAGATTATTTAACAACATCCACATCAGCAACAGTTCCTGGATTAGGTTGGAATTTATTAGACGGAGGAGGTATATAATGGATTTTGAAAAAGAGTATGAAGAGTTACATTTTAACGAAAGCCAAATTGAAAATCCAATTTTTTATATAGGCTTTAGAGTTAAAAGAGCATTAAATTTAATAGTAACAGATAGAGAAGTAAGACAATTTGGTGCTACAAAGAATATAGAAGACATAAAATCCATATGGGAAGTGGAAACTTTCACAGAATCAAGTGATTTCTATAAAAGAATACAAAAGTTTCTACCAATGGTAGTTACATTATAATTAAAATTAAATTAAATAAAATGAAAATTAAAGAAGAACAATTATCAGTTATTAAAGATCAACAAGAAAGAATAAAAAATTTAGTAACTGAAATAGGCTTAATGGAGTCTAAAAAACATCAATTACTTCACGGTATAGCTGTAGTAAACCAAGAGGTTGAAGATTACAAAAAAGTACTTGAAGAGGAGTATGGTGCTATCAATATAAATGTTGATACGGGAGAATACACTAAGATAGAGAAAGAAAAAGAAGAAAAATTAGAAACAAGTGATGTCTAGTGTAATAAGAAAAATTAGTATTGGTTCTGATTATAAAAACGAAGCTATGCACTATTCTGTAGGTCAACAAGTATACGGAGGTCATACTATTTGTAATATATTAAGTAGCGAAACAAAAGGAGACTACATGATATATATTAAAAAAAATGATGAAGTTTTACCATGGAAGAAATTCAATTCAAACATGGCAATAGCAGTTGAGTTTGATTTAGAATATTAATGAAGTCGTTATATAATTTTATAATAAAACCATATAAACAAAGATATAACAATGAAATTAATGTTGGGGATAAAAAGCTAATATTAAATTCTAATATCGAAATTCACAGTTCAGTTGACAAAAGAGCAGTTGTAGTTTCTACTCCAGCTGCTTTTAATACTAAAATTAAAGTAGGTGATATTGTTTATGTTCATCATAATATATTTAGAAGATACTATGGTGTGAGAGGAGAAGTTAGAAACAGCAGTAGTTATTTTAAAGATGATTTGTTTTTTTGTGAACCACATCAAATATATTTATATAAATCAAATGAAAAATTAGAATGTAATTTAGATTATTGCTTTGCTTGTCCTGTTGAAAATGACAATGATTTAAGCTTAGAAAAGGAAAAACTAATGTTAGGTGTTATGAAGTACTGTAGTAGTTCCTTAAAGGATCTAGGAATAAATCCTGGAGACCTCATCACTTTTTCACCAGATTCAGAATTTGAATTTATAGTGGAAGATGAATTATTATATTGTATGAAATCTAAAGATATAGCACTAAAACATGAAGACAAAAGAAACGAGAAAAAATATAATCCAAGCTGGGCGAAAAGCAGTTGATGAATTAATAAAAGTAGCAAAAGAACCTATAGTTGACACAGGAGAAGATGTTTCAGCAGATAGGCTTAAAAACGCAGCTGCAACTAAAAAGCTTTGTATTATGGATGCTTTTGAAATACTACAAAGAATTGAAGAAGAAGAAGATAGGTTAAGTGATAAACCAAAGGAAGTAAAAGAAGAAAGAGTTTTCAAATTTGCAGAAGGGAGAAGTAGATGAGTTATCAACAAACTTTAGTTGAAGAATTAAACGATTATATAAATCCTAAGATTATAAAAAAGAAAAATAAAACTAAGTCTTGGGATTATGGATATAATAGCGATTATGATTTTATAGTTATTAGCAAAACTGGAAAAATTGGAAAGATCATTGAAATTCAAAACCTCCGTATTGCATTACCAGCGGAAAATGAACCTTTTAAACGAAGCGAAAAGCAAGAGGAACAGTATTGGGAGCAAAAGGAATATCCAAAAGAGTTAAAAAGAATTAAAAGTAGATTTGATTGGGAAGAATATCCTATTGATTTTAAAGAAAAATGGTTTGATTATATAGATGAAGAATTTAAAAAACGAGATGAAGGGTATTGGTTTTATAATAACGGTATCCCTACTTATATTACAGGTACTCACTATATGTACTTGCAGTGGTCAAAAATCGACGTTGGAGCTCCAGACTATAGAGAGGCAAATAGACTCTTCTTTATATTTTGGGAAGCGTGTAAAGCCGATAGCCGATGTTATGGAATGTGCTATCTCAAGAATAGACGGAGTGGCTTTAGCTTCATGTCATCCGCAGAGCTTGTTAACCAAGCCACTATATCTTCAGACGCAAGATTCGGTATTCTTTCAAAGACTGGAGCAGACGCTAAGAAAATGTTCACAGATAAAGTTGTCCCGATATCCGTTAACTATCCGTTTTTCTTCAAACCAATCCAAGATGGTATGGATCGTCCTAAAACCGAACTGGCTTATAGAGTACCAGCTTCAAAACTTACTAGACGTAAACTAGAATCTAAAGAACAACTAAAAGAATTACAAGGTCTTGATACAACTATAGACTGGAAAAATACGGGAGACAACTCTTACGATGGTGAGAAATTAAAAATATTAGCACACGACGAATCAGGAAAATGGGAACGACCAGACAATATATTAAACAACTGGAGAGTTACAAAAACTACATTAAGACTAGGCCGAAGAATAGTAGGCAAGTGTATGATGGGCTCAACTTCAAACGCATTAGATAAAGGTGGAAACAATTTCAAAAAATTATACTACAATTCAGACGTTACAAAAAGAAATAGAAACGGACAAACAAGTTCTGGCCTCTACTCTCTTTTCATCCCTATGGAATGGAACTACGAAGGATACATGGATACTTTTGGACTTCCTGTATTCACTACGCCAGAAAATCCAGTCAAAGGAGTCGATGGTCTCCCAATTAACATTGGAGTTATCGAGCACTGGGAAAACGAAGCAGATGGACTTAAACAAGACCAAGACGGTTTAAATGAGTTTTATAGACAATTTCCACGTACTGAAAAACACGCGTTTAGAGATGAAACTAAATCTAGTCTATTTAATTTAGTTAAAATATACCAACAAATAGATTACAACGAAGAGATACAAAACGTATCTTCAATAAGTAAAGGTAATTTTCAATGGGTTGGCGGTATAAAAGATACTACAGTAAAGTTCTATCCTAACTCTAATGGAAGATTTTATATATCCTGGGTTCCTGACGCTTATTTACAAAATAAAATAATATTAAAAAATGGACTTAAATACCCTGGAAATGATCATCTCGGAGCATTTGGTTGCGACTCTTATGATATTAGTGGTACTGTCGACGGCAAAGGGTCTAAAGGATCACTTCACGGACTGACAAAATTTTCTATGGAAAATGTACCACCTAATCACTTTTTTTTAGAATATATAGAAAGACCACCTACTGCTGAAACTTTTTTTGAAGATGTACTTATGGCGTGTGTTTTTTATGGTATGCCTATATTAGCAGAAAACAATAAACCTAGATTGTTATATTATTTTAAAAGAAGAGGATATAGAGGTTACAGTATCAATAGACCTGATAAACTTTATAACAAACTATCTGTTGCAGAAAGAGAAATTGGTGGAATACCTAACTCCAGTGAAGATGTTAAGCAAGCTCACGCTGCAGCTATTGAGACTTTCATAGAAGAAAGCGTAGGTGAGCAACCTGATGGCACTTATGGTGATATGTATTTTCAAAGAACGTTAGAAGATTGGGCTCAGTTTGATATTAACAATAGAACTAAACACGATGCTTCTATTAGTTCTGGTTTAGCTTTAATGGCTTGTAATAAAAACAAATATAGACCAAGAGCTAAGATTAATTTACAACCAATAGATATAGGTATTAGAAGATATGATAATAAAGGATTAATTTCAAAAATAATAGAATAAATGCAAATAGAAACTAATTATAGTGCTTTTCCTAATCAGGTTGTACCTGTAGCAGAGAAAAACTCTTTAGATTATGGTTTACAGGTTGGTAGAGCTATAGAAGGAGAGTGGTTTAGAAACTATAGAGGTGGTTTAGGTGCTGCATATCAAAATGGAGGTTATGCAGTTAACTTCAACGCTTATCATACTTTAAGATTATATGCTAGAGGAGAACAACCAATACAGAAATACAAAGATGAATTATCAATTAATGGAGATTTATCTTACTTAAACTTAGATTGGCAACCTGTTCCTATTATTTCTAAATTTGTAGATATAGTTGTTAATGGGATGTCTGAAAGAAATTATGAAGTAAGAGCGTTTGCTTGTGATCCAGAGTCTACAAAAAAACGTACTGAATATGCTAGCTTGTTAGCTAGGGATGTTGAAGAAAGAGAATTATTTGAACAACTTAGACAAACGTTAGGTATAGATATAAGAATGGAAGAATCTAAATTATTAGCTTTAGAATCTCCAGAAGAACTTCAATTGCATTTAGCTTTAGATTATAAACAATCTGTAGAAATAGCTGAAGAAGAATTAATAAACAATGTGCTAGATAAAAACAAATTTGACTTGGTTAGAAGAAGGTTTGTTTATGATTTAGTAACTTTAGGTATAGGAGCAACAAAAACAGACTGGAACAAATCTGAAGGTATTACAGTAGATTATGTAGACCCTGCAAACATGGTTTATTCTTACACTACTGATCCTAATTTTGAAGACATATATTACGTAGGCGAGGTTAAATCTGTTAGTTTAGAAGATTTAAAAAGACAATTTCCTTATTTAACTGATGAGGAGATGAAGCAAATACAACAATATAGAGGCAATGAAGAGTATTTAAGAAACTGGAGTGGAAGAAACGATAATAACACTGTACAGGTTTTATATTTTGAATATAAAACATACATAGACCAAGTGTTTAAAATAAAAGAAACTCCAAATGGATTAGTAAAAGCTCTAGAAAAACCTGACACTTTTGATCCACCTGAAAGTGATAACTTTGAAAGAGTTTCAAGATCTATAGAAGTATTATATAGCGGTGCTAAAATATTAGGACATCCATTAATGCTAAAGTGGGAAATGGCTAAAAATATGACAAGACCTAATTCTAACATTTCCAAAGTAAATATGAATTATGTTATCTGTGCTCCAAGAATGTATAAAGGTAGAATACAATCTTTAGTTGGTAGAATAACAGGTTTTGCTGATATGATACAGTTGACTCATTTAAAGTTACAGCAAGTATTATCTAGAATGGTACCTGATGGAGTTTATTTAGATATGGATGGTTTAGCTGAGGTTGATTTAGGAAACGGAACTAACTATAACCCAGCAGAAGCGTTGAATATGTATTTTCAAACTGGTAGTATTGTTGGTAGATCAATGAATCAAGATGGTGAAATGAACCATGGTAAAGTGCCAATACAAGAATTACAGTCTAGCTCTGGCGGCGCTAAAATACAAAGTCTTATTCAAACTTATCAATACTATCTACAAATGATAAGAGATGTTACCGGACTTAACGAAGCTAGAGATGGTAGCACTCCAGATAAAGACTCATTAGTAGGTTTACAAAAGTTAGCTGCTGCTAATTCTAATACTGCAACAAGACACCTAGTTCAAGCAATGTTATACTTGTCTTCTAGAATATGTGAAAACATAACATATAGAGTAGCAGATTCTTTAAGTTACCCTTTAACTTATGAAGCTTTAAAAGATAGTTTAAATAGATATAACACTGCTACGTTAGAAGAACTAAAAGAGTTGAGCCTACATGACTTTGGGATTTACTTACAGTTGGAACCTGATGAAGAGGAAAAAGCTATGTTAGAACAAAACATACAAATGGCATTGCAACAACAACAAATAACACTTGAAGACGCGATTGATTTAAGGGAAATACCAAACATAAAGTTAGCGAATCAAATGTTGAAGCAAAGAAGAAAGAAAAAACAACAAGAAGATCAAGCTCAACAACAGCAGATGATACAAGCTCAAGCTCAAGCTAATGCTGAAGCGGCTGAAAAAGCAGCTATGGCAGAGGTTCAAAAACAACAAGCTTTAGCTCAGACAGAATTACAAGTTGAACAAGGAAAAACTCAATTTGATATTCAAAAAATGGAAGTTCAAGCGCAGATGAAGCAAAAACAAATGGAACAACAGTTTCAGTATGACATGCAACTTAAGCAAATGGATTTACAAGAGATATCAACTAGAGAGCAGTTTATAGAAGATAGAAAAGATCAAAGAACTAAATTACAAGCCTCTCAACAAAGTCAATTGATTAATCAACGTAACGAAAACATGATGCCAATTAACTTTGAAGATCCAAACTATGCGGAAACAGGAGGTCCTGGATTAGCATAAATTATTAATTATTATATTTTATTATGTCAAAAACAAAACAAGAACAAGAGGCACAACCTCTAAAAATAAAAAAACCATCATTCAAAAGAGAAAACGATGAAACTTTCAAGCTAGATTTATCAAAAGAAAAAGAAGCAAAAGAAGAAACTGTAAAGCCAGAAGTAAAAGAAACTGAAGCAAAGGTTGATGAAGTAAAAGAAGAAAAGCCAACAATAACAGAGATTGTTTCAGAAAAAAAAGAAACACCACAACCTACTAAAGAAAACAAGATTGAGATGCCAGAAGGCGTTGAGAAATTAGTTTCTTTTATGAAAGAGACTGGAGGTACACTTCAGGACTACGCAAGATTAAACGTTGATTTATCTAAAATTGATGATGATGCAATATTAAGACAATATTATTCTAGTACTAAACCTCATTTAAACCACGAAGAAGTAGATTTTTTATTACATGATAAATTTACTGCAAAAGAAGATGAAGATGACAGAAGTGCCAAGATGAAAAAATTAGCCTTAAAAGAGGAAATAGCTCAAGCAAAAAACTATTTTGAGAATACTAAGAAAAAGTATTACGAAGATCTTAAGTTAAGATCTAGTAATGTAGATAGTAAAGCGCAAGAGTTTTTCGATAGGTATAATAAAGAGCAAGAAATTGCTAAACAAAAACAAGGAGAGTTTGCAAGTAAAACGCAAGACTTTTTTAACAATGAATTCAAAGGTTTTGAAATTAAAGTTGGAGATAAAAAGTTTAATTACGGAGTAAAAAATCCTGACAACATAGCTCAACAACAGTCTAAAACAAACACTATTTTTAAAAAGTTTTTAGGAAATCAAGGTGAAATAACAGATTTACAGGGTTATCATAAAGCTGCTTATGCGGCAAACAACATTGATTCTATTGCTGAACACTTTTATGAGCAAGGTAAAGCCGACGCAACTAAAAGTATAATGGCCCAATCTAATAATGTGAGTACAGACCCTCGACCACAAGATGGTGGAGATGTTTTTATAAACGGTATGAGAGTTAAAGCCATTAGCGGAGTAGATAGTTCAAAGTTGAAAGTAAAATTCAAAAATAAAACTAAAAATTAAAAATCATGGGATTTGTACAAGGCGGGAGTTTTCCTGCGTCATTAAGCCCTGCTGCACAAAAAATGACACTATCAACAAACTTTTTAAGTTTTGATGATAATAGTGGAAATGATTTTGCTCAGCAGTATCTACCAGAGCTTTACGAAGCTGAAGTAGAGAGATACGGAAACAGAACTATTTCTGGTTTCTTAAGAATGGTCGGAGCAGAAATGCCAATGACCTCAGATCAAGTAATCTGGTCTGAACAAAATAGATTACACATTGCTTATCAAAAAGCTACAGTTTCTGCTTACACTGCTGGTGTTTTGGATGCTGACATTGAAGTTGAACTTGACCTTTCTAACACCTCTGGTGGTGCTGACGCGCCTTCAGGTGCTGTAAGAGTAGGACAAACTATTTTAATGGCTGATAATGCAACTGGACTAATCGTTCAAAAAGGTTTAGTTCAAGGTGTGACTGATGGTGGCGGTAAGCCAGCTGATACATTAATAGTTAAGTTTTACGGAACTGCTACTAATGCTTTACCAACAACTACAGCTGGAATAAACTTATATGTTTATGGTGCTGACTTTGGAAAAGGTGCAGTGGGAATGGACGGTTCTATTGAACCACAGTTCACTCAATATGCTAACAATCCAATTATCATTAAAGACAACTTCCAGATCAATGGTTCTGACACTGCTCAAATCGGTTGGGTTGAAGTTGCTACAGAAGATGGTCAATCAGGATACCTTTGGTATTTAAAATCTGAATCTGAAACAAGATTAAGATTTGAAGATTATCTTGAAATGGTGATGGTTGAAGCTTTACCAATGAACAACGCGGCTTATAACACTGCTGTCAATTACGACTTTGGTGGTGCTGGGCCTACAGCTTCTAACATTAATGTTAAAGGTTCTGAAGGTTTATTTGCTGCTATCGAAGATAGAGGTAATGTTTATTCTGGATTTGCTGGAGCTGCTGCTCCTGGTTCTGGTGCTTTAGGTGATTTCGATCAAATACTAAAACAACTAGATAAGCAAGGTGCTATTGAAGAAAACATGCTTTTCTTATCAAGATCTACAGCTCTTGACTTTGACGATATGGTTGCTGCACAAGCTGGTGGAGGTTATGCTTCTACTCAGTCTGCTTCATATGGTTTATTCGAGAACGATGGAGATATGGCTCTTAACTTTGGTTTCTCTGGTTTTAGAAGAGGTTCTTATGACTTCTATAAAACTGACTGGAAATATCTAAACGATGCTTCTTTAAGAGGTTTATCTAAAGAGATTGACGGTGTTATGATACCAGCTGGAACTACAACTGTTTATGATCAAATGCTTGGATCAAATATTAGAAGACCTTTCTTACACGTAAGATATAGAGCTTCTGAGACTGAAGATCGAAGAATGAAATCATGGATCACTGGTTCTGTAGGTGGTGCATACACTGACACTTTAGATGCAATGACTGTAAGTTTCTTGTCTGAAAGATGTTTAGTAACTCAAGCTGCTAACAATTTCGTATTGTTTAAAGGAGCTTAATTTAACATAACGCAGGGAGAAATCCCTGCTTTATTAATCTTTTAAATAATAAAAATTATGGCAATGATAAAAATTCCTTATGCGAGTGGATTTGCTTCAATTGATGTTAGTGGTGTATATGAAGTAGATGCTTCTAGTGCTCCAAACATGGTGTTGAAGACTGATACTCCTGTAAGTGCAGGAAATGTCGTGGGTATA